CTCAATCTTTAACCATTCTGCTTTTGCTATTTCGACTTCCTTCTTTGCAGTTGATGTTGCCTCAGATAATTTCACATTTTCCGCTATTACTTCATTATGTTTCTTTCTAAGATCGTCTAGTGATGTAAGTTTTTCATCCAATTCTTTTTTGAGTCGCTCATTCTCTTCTTGTACGGCTTTGTATGTTGGTTGTTTTCCTATTGCAGCTTGTGCCTCTGTTACTCTGTTGTTTATGATAAGGTCCAGTCTTTCTGGATTTTTGTAAAATTTAAATGCTTCATTGGCACCGTAAAGTTTATTGGCACCTTCTTGAAGTTGGTTGTCTTGAGATTCTATTGTTTTCTCAAGCTTGGTTTGAACATCTTTTACTTTTTCGGAAACTTCCTTCTTATGTTTTTCTTCCAAAGATTTGATTTGATTTTCAACATCAGATCTTTTTGTATAGCCGTTGTTATATAGGAAATTTTGGATCGTGTTGCACGCTGGAAGAAACATCAGCGTGTATATCGTCATTACCAATACTAAAACCGTTTTTTTCATAAAATTTAATTGTTTCGTCGATTACTTGCTCAAAGTGAAATTTGCAAGCTCCGTGTGTTGTATAGTATCCCTGATCTTTATATTCTTTGGTTAGTACACCGCTATCATCGCACCACGCGCAAATATGAACCGTTTTTGATGATTCTTCGTGGCGCAAAATAGGATTAATCATTTTTTATTCATTTGTTTATGTGACCTTTATTGAGAAGTTAAATCTCCTTGAAATTTTATTCCTAAAACTTTTTCAACCAACTGCAATGCCAATTTGTGATTTCCGCTGCTTACAAGATTATCAAATTGAGTTTTTTGATCATCCGATGCCACTTCAAAAAATTTGAATACTTCCATTATTCCTGCGTTGTTAGCGTAAACTGCTTCTTTCATTGGAGGTGTTTCTTTCTTGTTTTTCTTTGATGTATCAAACGTGCCAATTGTCCATCTACCTTTCATGTCTGTAGTCAGACCCTCGTGTCCACGCGGTGTGGTCAATTTTGCTCCTCCTTCAGTTATTTTTTGAATAAAGGAGCAATAATGATCAATTGGGTCCAAGTTTACCATTTTTCATTCATCTGCGCACCATAGTGATCCAACGGATCGCACATAGCTTGACCACCAATAGGAGGTGTCTTTGATACGGCGACACTGTTCGGACCAACTTTATTGCTTTCCTCGGGTGCCTCTAACTTATCACTCTTAAGAGGCTTTGGAACTCCGAAAGATCCCAAACCAGAACTGGTCAATTTTTCTTGATCATCGTTCCCACCCATTACCGCGCCAATAACAGGTGCTGCCAATTTTACCACGGCAATTGATGGTGCAATTGGTGACACATTTCCAATGTCCATATTACCATATTCTTCAAGTCCAGCTGCTTTGAGTTTAGTGTAATATTTTGGATCCTCTTTTAAATGATCCATAGCAATTTTGGTTGCCAATGCTTCATCTTGAGTATGTTCTTTTTCAACTTGAATACCAATTTTTAGTTCATTTTGATCAATGTTTTCCATAATAGTGCTTCCTTCTTTATCTGAATTAAAATACATGTGTAGATCGCTGTAATATTTTGGGTCTGAGTCCAGATTTTTCAACACAGTTTGTTTTGCCACATCCTTGTCTGGATATTCCATTCTGCTCATTTCTTTTCTAAGTCCCGTGAATATTTCTTGTGGAGAAAATCTTGGATGTTTAAGATCGTCGCTTGTTATGGTATCATATAGCGAACTGCCAATCACAGTGTTGCCTTGCATATATGTGTAGCGACGACTTGCTGGATAGTCATTCAAACGACGAGATGTTTGATTACTCGAAAATGTTCCAGCCCAATTTGTTGGAGCTACCGCACCGCCTGTCATAGCTCCGCCGCCATATCCACCAGATTGTCCAACAAAATATTCTGCAATTGATTTATCCATTTAGTATTCCTCTTTTGATTGTTGGCTCGCTGCGTTCACCCATTCTTGCTTTTAGCATTTGCAGCACGGCTTTTGGGTTTCTTCCGCCAAAATTTACACCAAGTATACCACGCTTTTGGCAATATTCTTCAAGTTCTCTTATATCGTTTGGATCGTGTTCCTGTATTTGATTATATGCCAGTGGTTCTTGGGTATATGAACGACCTTTAAGAAGATTGTTGATGTCATTCATACTTACTTCATCCTTGCTTTTTCCGCGAGGATAAAATGCATCCATGTTCATTGTGCTCCAATTTTCGTTCATATATATGGTCTTTATATAAATATAAACCAGATCAACTAATACATCTTTTTATATATCACATTACCGCACCGAAGAACATCACCAATAATAATACAAGCAATATAACAGTAAGTGTGTTCTTTGCTACTTTTACAAACTTATCAAACATTATTTGTATGAACCCAATCCAAGTTTTTGTTTTTCTTCTGCCGTCAGTATGTTCTTGATAAAGTGTTTGGTATATCTACCACTCAAAACGTTGGCTTCATCTTCTATCTCGCCGCCAATCTCTTCCTGCTTTCCATTTATTCTACCATCAACGTCTTGTTTCATATGAGCAAGTTCATGAGCAATTGTACGACAATAATCAATCATATGTCTGCCGCCAGCTATACTTGATATTGTTTTGTCTGATGGGTTATAGCAGCCAGTTGTAATAGGTTCATTTGGATTTTTACCAAGCAATCTGATCTTGATGTCTTGTTTTTCCAAACCTAACTGCTCTATGCAGTATTTTACATACTTGGCAATAAGTTTTAGCTCGAACTCATCAAGTTCGGGGCATCCTTTTACCATGACTAATTTGGCGTTCATACATTAATAAATATATACGACTTTATTTAAATTGACGATTTAGTAATATTTGGTAGAGTATATCACGGTTCAATTAAAAACATATATGCAAAAAGCACAATATCTATCGTATCAAGATGTATTCCTAAAACCGCAATACTCAAAATATCATTCGAGATCTGAAGCGGATGTTTCGGTCGAATTAGGTAATAGAAAGTTCAGAATGCCTGTAATTCCGGCAAACATGAAATGTACCATAAATCAAAAGTTGGCATTATGGATGAGCGACAATGATTACTTTTACGTAATGCATCGCTTTAATGCTAATCATTATGACACGCCAAATACAGATAATATTCGCTTTATTGAACAGGCAAATATAGACAAGTGGAAAACTATCAGTATCAGTCTTGGTGTTAAACAAGAAGATATGGATCTGATTGACCACTGTATCAAACAAAATCTTCGTATTGATTATATCACTATTGATATTGCCCACGCTCACAGTATTCGTATGAAAGAAATGCTTTCATATATTCTTACAATGTATCGTAGCAAGAACTGCTCGTTGGATAAGCCATTCATAATTGCCGGCAATGTTGCTACTCCTGCCGCTGTTGTTGATCTTGAAAATTGGGGTGCCGATGCTGTAAAGGTTGGTATTGCTCAAGGCGACGCATGCACAACATATGGTCAAACTGGGTTCGGTCTCCCAATGTTTAGTTGTATGCTTGAATGCTCTGCTGCCGCTCGTAAACCACTTATCGCTGATGGTGGTATTCGTATGAATGGAGATATTGCGAAGGCTATTCGTGCTGGTGGTACAATGGTTATGGTGGGTAGTGTGTTTGCTGCTTGTGAAGACTCACCTGCTGAGACAGTTGTAAAGGGAGACAAAAAATATAAGCAATATTTTGGCTCCGCTTCTGCAATAAACAAGGGAAAGAATGTTCACGTTGAAGGTAGACTTGTTTCTCTTGAATGTAATGGGTTTTTCGTTCACCAAAAGCTAAACGAAATGACAGAAAGTCTACAAAGCAGCATGTCATATGCTGGTGGTGATATTCGTTTGGCTGATTGGGGGGTTGTTTATCCACGCCGTTAAAGAAGCTTGCGAACAAAATCCAAATGTACGACACCCTCGTACTTTGACAAGTAATAACAAAACGCCGCTACGACAGCGGCGTTTTCATTTTTCAAACATTCAGAGAGTTCAAGATATTTTCCATCTCGGAACATTTCCAAATAATCTATACACTTGTCATCGACACTCATTCGTCATCGTGTTGAGTATCTTTGTGTATTGGTTTTTTATTTTTCTTCTTTTTAGGACGAAATTTTTCAAATTTTTCTGTTTCAATTTCGTCCAATTCTTCTATATCGACGTTGGAATAATCTTCCTTGTATCTATCATTTTTTTTACTCATATGTTTTTTAGCATATCCACATATAAATATTTGACACAAAAGAAAAACCCACCGTATTTGGTGGGTTTGTTTTTTTACGAAATTCTTTCAATTGGAGTCTTTATGAGTATTTCTCCAGATGCATCTATTACACAAAGCCCTCTCATTCCATTTTCTTCATACACATACAATTCTCCTTGATAATTTGAATAATATGATTTTGCAATTTCAATCTTGGCTGGATTTTGTCCTGCAAGGAATTTACCAACAGTTGTTCTTTCTTTCAGTTGAAATTCAGTACTAATCGGTCTCTGTGATGGTTTATCCGTGCTTCCAAATCCGCCTCCGCGATCTTCGCCATCTAGGTCTTTCACTAAAGTAAAGTCAATCGCATGAGTTTCCATAGGAACCAATTGACAAATTTTGTCTCCCTTTTGATATATCTTGGAAATATTAGGTATTCCAAAAATCGCACCATCTGATATGGAATAATCCTCTGGATTCCAAATATACTTGAATCTGGCAAGGACTTGATTTCTATATCCACGATCAATTAATCCAACAGAATTGGCAAGCACAAGATTATATTTACTGATACTACTTCTTGCTCTGAGATCCGTATGAAACTTTGAATCTGGTGCGATGTATAGATTTGTTTCGTATTCAATATAATCGATTCGCTTGTATGATGGACCAGAATACACTTCGCCCGTTATCTTTGGTCCGCTGGTTGCAATTACATCATATCCAGCGTCACTTTCATTTGCTCGCTTTGGTACGATGACTCCATCAACGTTTTTAATATAGTATTTTACTTTCATAATCAATGGATGCTAACAACCATATCGTTATGTGTCAAGCCATAATCTCCTTTCCAACCCTGTTCACTAATTCCAAACACAATATGTTCTTCTGTTCCTTCTGTCTGATATACAACCATATTTGGATTTTGATCGTCGGTGATTTTCTTAAACTTCATTATTTTAGAAATATCTTCACGCGATAAGAATAAATCAAATAGCTTAGTTATTTCCAATATAGGAGTTTGTCTTATAACCACAACACCTCGCCCATTTCCCCCCAACTGTTTTACATGTGTAATAATGAAAATGAAAAGGTTGTCGTAGTTCATATCTTAATAAGAGAGTTGCGGATATCCTTCACAGTTTTTGTTTTCATTTTGAATATACCAAGCTCAAGTTCGGAATTATTTTCCACGCCTTCTGACAATATGTCTGTAAGTTTCATTATGATGGCGGCATTATCATTACCTGAAACCATGAATTCTTTTTGGCTAAAATACAGTAGGATGTCATTATTTGTTTGATCGATGTATCCATGATTTAGAATTCTTGACCTCAAATCAACCTTTGTAGTTGGCTGTTCTCTTTCAATATATCTTTCAGCGCAAACCATGTTATCAACAAAGATATTTGAAGCCCAAGGCTCTACAAAATGAAGAAAATCTTCAGACACTACATCGGTTAATACAAATCCCACATTATACACAGGGTGTGATATTGGATGATGATCGACATCAAAACTCATCCATTTGTGCCACTTGCGAAGATAATTGCGCCTTGCTCTTGTTTGATAAAATTGAAACATGCTGTCGTCTTTGCCCACACCATTCTTGGCCCAACTTCTATGCCCTCTGCTGATCCAATGCCAACATAAGCTGTCTCTACTTTGTATTAGGTTATATCCAGCAAGATGATACCTTAGAAATAAATCTGCATCTTCTTCTGGATACGGTGCGAAACTTTTTGCATCATGCCCACCGATATCAAGAAAGTCATTCTTACTTATCAACCACGGTGCAAATATTCCTTTTGTGATTTTATCTTCGCTTTCTTTTTGTTCTTGTTCAACAAATGCATTAAACTCTTCACGTTTAAATTCATGAAACTCAATTCCAAATGGTTTTAGTATCTTTTCTTTTCCAGATGGGTATATTCCCTCTGGTTCAATTCTTGTGGCACATATTACTGTTTTTTCCTTGTAATGCTTGAGCATATTCTCAAGATAATTCTTACCACAGATCATATCACTGTGAAAGATAGTAACTAGAGGATTTTTAGCCATCTTGATTCCCATATCATATGTGATAGTATGACCAAGAATATTGCCAGTTTTATTTATCCAAATACGAAGATTGTCGTCAAGTTTAATCTGCGCTTCTAAATAATCTGCGCTACCATCTGTACTTCCATCATCAAGTACAATTATTTCATTTTCTGGGTAATATTCTCGTAAACTTCTGTACGCCATCAGGGTATAATTTAACGTATTATACGATGGCATAATAAACGATACATCTTTTGCTGTATATTTCATCATTCCTTTATATTGTTTTTACCCACAATGTCAAGTAGTTCACGTTCTTTCTCTGTCATTTGAGCGTAAGCCTCATTAAGTTTTGTTTTAAGCTCGCTTTCAAGTTTCTTATCGTTTATCTGTTCATCAAAAAAACGTTGAAGCTTGTAATACGTTTTAAAATAGTTCTGCGCTGCCTCCGTCATGATAGATACAAGTCCTTATTGTTTATATAGCGTTGACGCATTTGTTCTGTTACTTTTATAAACCCAACTTCATCATATGATGGAGGCTCTCCCCACAAACCAACCCATGTACGAATGTTTTTTGCTTCACTTTGTTTCTGTCGATCAGATGTCCCAGTCAACTTATCATGTTGACCAAGAAAATGGCTGCTGCGTGCTCCAAAATGCCAAGCAACCGCACTTCCATATACGGCGAAGTCATATCCTTTCAACTGCATAATCACACTTTGCATATGATCTTCAAATGAACTTGGGGCAAAGCGAGAATCATTTGGCACAAAATATTTTGTACGCATCATGTATGATACTCCCTCAACTTTTCTGAATGTGGGAGCGTTTGATATAGAGAAATAATAATCTGCCCAATCAAGAAATTCACTCTTTTTGAAATCATGATGATATGCTCCAAATCCACCGATTGTATCTGGTGGGGAAAATATTGTACCAAGCCTATCCTGATTATTGAATATATTTGGTTCAAGTCTCCAAGAACATGCTACGAGGGGCTTTTCAGTATTAGATACAAGATCAAACAGTGGAGCATCATAATGCCTACTGATGTAAAAATCGCTGTGTATAAGACTAAAGAACTCTGTTTTAACTCGTTTGACGGCTTCATTTACTCCACCACCAATTCCTTTTGGAACTTCATTTTTTTCATAAATGGTTTCTATATCATTTTGTTGTTTCAGCCATTCATATGTCTCTTCGTCGTTTTCTGTGTATACAATGATTGGTTGATTTGGATAATGAGCATTTTCACGAATAGATTCAATCGCCAGCTTCAAATATGGCAGGCTTTTGTATGTGTTGATAATCCAAGTATATTTTGTTTCACTCATGATTTCCATCCACTCTTTTGGCTTTCAAACTGAAATGCCATCTGAACATGCTGCTTTATGATATGATCGAAGAATAATTGTCCAGCAGCATCGGCATCTCCTCTGAATTTCATTGTGCCATCTGACCAATCCAACACGCCAACTTCTCCATCGGCGTTATGAAAAATTACTTTATAAGTGGGACAGAATGCTATTAGTTTACTGGAACTGTTGTTTCTGATATACAAGTCCGTGTCAAATTTCAAATCAGCCTGTGTAGGCTTCATGAAATCAAATTCAAGTTGTGTTTCAACTACGGTATTCATAATTTTCTGCTTTTCGTCTAAGTTCAATGTATTCTCTCAATAGGTTCTTCTTTGAAAAAAAGTTCTGCTGACCCGTTTCAGCTCGCATGCAATATGTTTTAATATCCAAGCCAGCCACGCCCCGCTTTACTGTGAGTGAGTTGTGATGCAATACACAACAGCGGTCAACCATCCCAAGTTTATAACCATTATTTCTTGCCACAAGAGCAAAGTAGAAGCATATTCCCCAACCATACAATAGATCAGAATCAATCTCCTTTACCTGTTCAAGTAAGCGGCGAGAAATAAGAGGACATTGAAAATCAATATAATCTACGTCTCTGATATCCTTGCTGCTCCAACTGTGCATACTTTTCCAATGACATTGTCCATTTGGTTCAATATTGTAGAAAGATGGTGAAACAATGTCGTACTTCTGTTCCTGATACCCAAGCTTGTCCAAAAATACTTCTTCGTACATTTCTTCGCGCAATGATCTAACAAAATTGTATGGATGTACTGTGAGATCGTTGTTGAGAAACAACATGCTGTCATACTGTTTATTTTCAAGTGTAAATTGCATGGCGGCGTTGAATCCACCGCCAAAGTACACATTTTCTCCAAGCTCAAAAGAAGTGTGTTTGCTTTTTCCTTCGAGTGAAGATCCATTGTCGATCACATACAAATCATAATCGTGCCTCTCATATGGCTTGAGAGACTCATATAACATGTCCGTGTAATCGGGCAGATTGTGATTAAGAATGAACGCTGCGGTCTTCATCGTCCTCGTACTCCACATCTCCGTTGATAACCTTCATTTTGATGCTTTTTGCATTCATTTCAGCTTCTTCAATAAGAAACTTCTTATTTGGATGAGTAACATCAAAATAAATTTGTAATTCTTCTTCACTGTCGGCAAACATCATAAAATCCGTATCGTTCCCTGACTCTCTGCACTTGAACAGTTTATATTCTGTAGTTACTACCTCAGTATACCCCGCATCATATTTGAATATTTCTGATATAAAGTACATTTCAATCATAATCATAAGACCGTTACTCGCCGTTTTCAATATATCCGATAACAACGTATCGTTCATCCATTGAACTTTTAATGCCAATAGTGCTGATATGGCGAACGGCAGTCCAATTGCCGAAACTATAAACGATACATAATACGCTGCTTTTTTCTTTTGTTTCATCATATTATTCTGGTATAATGTATCAGTTTGGAAGTTAAGTCAAGGATTTATAATCAGTGTTGCATTGTGGTCTGCCCAAGGACCACGAACCACATCATAATTGTTGCTTTTAAGATATTCTACAAGTTCATCAAGTTTTTTTCCACGTTTTTTTGTTCCGTCTGAATGTTCACTTTCAAATTGTATATTTTTAATCTTATATTTTTTGAAATCTATGCTTTGTAGTATTCTACAATCCATACTTTCGGCGTCGATGAAAAGATAATCAACTTCAGTTAGTTTATGTTTTTCCATCAATTCGTCGATTGTCATTACGGGAACCGATATCGTCGCTATTTTTTTCATAGGACATCCATGATTAAGAAGATGATTTATATCAAATGTACTGGTTTCATAATTACCTTCTAATGGATAATACAGTGTCATTTTTTCATCAGAATATTCTGGAACAATCCCAACCATTTCAAATACTGCCTGTGGAAAATCGGAATAACATTCACGTAATTTTGTCTCCAAGAACACCACTGGCTCAACAAGAATTAACTTGTTAAGTTTTTCCTTATTTGTGGACGCCAGTTCAAAGACATGGTCTCTTCCTTCATTTGCTCCTATCTGTACAATATTCATAAAGAAGCATCCAATATTTTGCTCCAATCTTTAAACGGACTCAGCCATTTTGTTTCGCCGTGCGTTGAATGCCCGGGCATGGGAGAAATAAGAATACGCTCCTTTGATCTTAATTCCAAAAACATCTGATGGTCATTTGGATGAACCCCTGAAATCCATTTGTCAAATATAGGTTTATCTTCTTTCAAGGTCTTTACTCTTGATGAGAATGTCATGGTTGTACTGTCGCAGCTTCTCCAATAACTACTATCAGACCTGAAAATATACTCTGGCTTTATTCCTTCTTCCATTTCTTTGTCAGGATGGGCATATAGTGTGACATATTCTACCGCCACATCCAACAGCCTATATCCTTCCAATAACATGTTTCTTGAATTTTTATCGTGGATATAATCTCCTTCTACAAAATATACAATTTCATCTTCACCGAAGTTGTTGATGGCATACTCCAAAGCAAATTTAAATGAACCGGCGTTGCCGTTATTTGTATCAATAACTTTTGGACAGCCTCCCATGTTTATGTCTTTTATGATGGAATCAAATTGCGCATGAGTGGATGGATTACAGTAGTCTCTTATCAATGTAAGATCTGATAAATCGCGATTCAAAAAATTGACGCAGAAGTTTTTGAAACAATTTTCATTGTTTACAATTGGGAGCTTCTGTTTTGGATATCCTCTATCGCTGAATCTGTATATTACTTTCATGTTATTGGAATGTTAAGATAGGGTTCAACAATATCATATTCTCTATCTCCAAAAATCACATCTTTGCCTCTGAATGGCTGTGAAAATTCTTCTTCGACTAATACAGACCAATCAAGATCCTTATTGTGTCCCCAAGATTTTACTTTTTTCAACATACCTTCCTTGGATCTTACCCATGAAAAATGATGTGAAAATGGAAGACCGTCCAATTTACATTTATCCATTCTCATTTCCTCTGGCAAGCACCAAAACATCGCCTTGCGTTCTTCTTGATGAAAAATAATATTATCGTTTTGTGTGAGCCTACCCGCTCTTACCAACGCAATTGCTTCTTCCCACACCTTTAGTCTGTATTTAAATTCTCTGAAATACCAATAGCAAGCCAATCTGTAACTCTCTTTTAAATTATTTTGCTGCATACTCCACCATTTAATGAACTTGTCCGCCTCAAGTACTTCGTCCACATCAAGAAACATGAAATAGTCTGTGCCTTCTGATGCGTTCATTATTCCCAACTTGCGACATGCGTTATGATGCCATCTTGAACTTTGAGTTGGGTCATATTCAAACTCAATAAACTCAGCTTTTGGATTTTCGGATATTCCTTTATTGATGAGTTCTCTGTTTTCTGGTGTTCCATCCAAGAAATGGTCGCAGTACGCAACAATAACCTTTTCTGAAAATGGGAGCACACCGTCAATACATGGCTTAAGAAACATGTGATCGATAGTACAATAATTGATTACACTTGTAATTTTCATTTTTTAACAAACAATCCGTTGATCAAGTGCTTTTCTCTCCATCTGGAGTCTTGTTCTGAATAATTGCACTTGATAGTTTCAAAGTTATTTCTTTCAAGTATGTTTTTAAGTTGTTTGTCGTTGTAAAACGCCCTATGGTGGTCGTCTTTGTATTCCTTCATATATGGAATACTAACAATCAAATGTCCTCCGATTTTCAGTCCTGCGGTAGAATTGGATATAAAAGCATCAACGTGTTTTTCAAGAATATGCTCTATGCAATGAAATGAAATTGCCGTATCATATGTCTCTTCGTTTATTTTCTTTTCTACAAGATTGGCGCATATGAATTTAAATGGTATACCCACCCCAGAAAGATTTTTTTCAAATCCTTCTTTGACATTTAAGTTTATATCAACCCCAGTTATTGAAGTTACTTTTTTGTTTTGTCCCAACCAATAAGTTATACCACCAGTATTACATCCTATATCTAACACATTTCCATGAATATATTGTTCATTTTCCTCCAAAAGAATAACCGTAGAATGTCCTCCCCACGGTTTGTGGTCTCCATCAACAATATAGTCTTCTGTTTTATACTCTTCCATATCAGTTCTTTGTCTTGCAAACCCATACTATGGATTGAAATAGATCTGGTTTATACTCAATTAGACCATATTTGGTAGATGCTTCTGATATTTGAATATCTTCCAGTTCCAACCAATCCCACACTTTGCCATTGATATACTCTCGAAAATATTTGGATGACTTGGCATAATCATGTCCCATGATGAAATCTCCAGAGTTAACATATTGTGATAGAATATTGAATTCTCCTGCTTTATTACCACCATCGCACAGAATAAGCTTTTTACCTTTGGACTTCAATATATCCAAGGCTTCTTGATCAATTACTTCTTTATCTCCAAAGATATTTACTATCTTTACTTCTATTCCACATTCAATTAGTTGAGGATGTTCTGGTTGGCTTCGTATATCATAACTTACAATTCTTGAGCTTGGAGATGCATCTCTTAGATATCTTGTCAATCCTCCATTCAATGTTCCGATCTCGATGATAATGTCAAATTTGTGCTCTTCCAAGAATGGACCAAATACATTTGGAAAATCGCCGTGTTGTGCTGCTCTGAACCCTTTATAGTGTGTAAATCCGTCTGGCATGTTATGATAGGTTTAAGGTTGTTTCGTTGCTGAACAACACAATTCCAGTACCAGAATGATGACCGTACTGTGTTATATCGTACTTTTCATGTTTAATTTCTCTCCAAAATCTTTCCATCTCATCGCTAAGATGAATATCATCGCAAAGCATTATTCCCTTCCAATTGTTTTCTACAAGAAAATTATAAAACCATATTTCATTATGATACAAATGATCTATATCTAAGAATATCAATTCCGATTTTAGGATTTTTTCTTGTATGTTTGAATCATTTTGAAAATGTCCAACACAAAATTCTATATTGCTATATGGTATTTCATTTCTAAATACACCCACATCTAAACTGAATACTTTGTTGTTTTGATTTTGAGCCAATGCAATGGCTGAAGCGCCTCTGTACGTTCCAATATCTGAGATTTGAATGTTGTTATAGCAATACGACAGATGAATCAGTAATCTGTAATGCTCTTTACCAGACTGCAAATGAAACCATTCGTTTGCTTGTGGATGGATATGTTCGATATGAGATGTAGTAAGACAGTCCAAGATTACGTTTGATAATGAAATTTTCATACTGTTTTAGAAATATGTTCTTTGAGCTTTGCACCAAATTCTTCCCACACTTTACTCTTATGTGCATCAATGTCAATGGGATTTAAAGATAAATATTTTTTATATGGATTTTCTACTATATACTTTTTACCAATTTCTGTTACAACCACGTTTTTCATCACATGTTGGCTTATAACCACCATGCGCTTACTTCTATTATACTCATATGAAAAATGCGTAAGCCATGTATCATCTGGTCCATATTCTCCAATGAATTCTGGTACAGTGGCTGTCTGCATAAGATCATGAGAAATACAAGTAAACCATCCGCCGCCAAACTTTATGGTACCATTATCCAACTTTGATATGTATGGAGAATCTATTTCCTGTGCCACCTTGTTAATAGAATACATGTCAAAATAATCTCTGTGGTTGTGCGGCTCATTCAAGAAATTCTTATTCACGATAACATCCCATGAACTATCCCAATATCGTATAAGCTCTGGAGTAAGAATATACAGCTTGTCTTTGATTGAGTTTAAACCTACATTCAACACCTGTAGTATATGCATGGGAAAATACATATCTGGGTCCAACCATATAAATGCATCACATTTGTCTTTGTATTTGATGGAATCTTTTCTTCTTTTGGCGGCTGACCCAAAGCAGTCATTCTGTTCATTATAATCAAAATCAATATCGCACCAATTACATAAAGCCTTGAAATTTTCAAACTTGTCTCTGAAAAATGAAGATGGGATGGTTGATTTACTCCAATCCGTTTTCTTGTCAGTGATATCCAATGTGATGGATAAAGTGTATCGTACACCACTATCACAAAAACATGATGCTTCCTTAAGTGAGATCAACACTCGTTCGAGTGCATCAATCTCCCAAGGAAAAACAAACATGCTTATTACGACATTCTTCATAGTTCAATCAATCATATTTTTGGTTACACCAGTCCAAGGCTGCACTTCACGCTTGTGATTCAAAACTTTCCATTTTGGATAGATGAGTCCTTTTCCTCTACCATCGTAATTTGGACCATACCAAGGATCTGGCATCACAATGTTTCCACTTGTTCTGTTAAGATATGCTCCCCACCAAGCAAATGTGCTGTTAGACATCACCAAATGTTTCATTTTTGTCATCAGAAACAATTGTACTCCAACACTATCTTCAACATATATCACATTTCCACCAAATGTCTGTTTACACCAATCAAAATCATCCGATAACACAAATAATTGATCCGAGTCCGTGCAGTACTTTTCAAATGCATCATTGTAATATTGTTCACTTAATACACAGTGATTTTGTTGCAGCATGATATAATCGCCGCGCCTTACACTTACACCAGTCGCGTTCGGTGATATTTCAATTTTCGACAAACGTTCAGCTATGTCTTTATTTGGAATAAAGTATTTGTCTATTAGTTCATCTCTAATGTCATCAAAATACTGATATGATTGATAAAATCCACAAAGTGTAAGATTCTTGCTTACAGGTATGTCTGAATACGTATCATCTTTCTCTTCATACCTAGTATTTTCACTTGGCAATTCTCCTCTGGGAAAATCATAACCAAATATGCCAAGATCGACTGGCTTTATTCCTCTGTGTCCAGCATATGTAGTGTGCGGAAATATTCTCCATTCTTGAGAAAAATTCTATACGCACGGTATTATCTCGTATGTACTGTATTTGTTCTGCCGTAGCATGTGGTGTTTCAAACTGAATATTGTTTGAAATATTGTATAAGAAATCATATGCAGTTACTGCATCTTTATTTGGATTGGCATACTTTACTCCTTCTTCGTTTTTCCAAAAAGAAGTATGAAGATCTTCAAGAAAGTAAACTCCACCCGATTTCAAATATGGAAAAAGAGTGGCCATTGAAGAAATTTGATGTCCGATGATGTGACTACCATCATCAACCATGATTTCGTATTCTTTGCATATATCAAGACACTTCAATAGTTCTTCTGGTTTACTCTGATCTGCAATCAGTGTCTTTATGTTTTGAGTTTCAAATCCACGTTTGTCGATTATATCAACACCAACAATCGTTGATGTACCAAAATACTGTTCCCACATTTTCAACGACGCACCATTGGCAACTCCAATTTCTAGTAGATTTGGATTTACATAGTTACTAACATATTTTTCGTAAAAAGGAGTATATTTGTGCCAATACGCCTTGTCTGTTCCGCAATTCAGTCCTATTTGTGTTAATTTGCTCATAAATTATCCATGCCCCATATTGGCCTTTACAGACCAATTTTGATTATAAAACATATTTTGCGCACGTTGACGATCTATTGTCTTGTCGTGTATAAATGCCCAATCAACTTCTTTTGGCAATTGAGATACATATTCCGCACCAACAATTGTTTCATGCAGAGGTTTGTGCCATTGAATTTTCAAGCTGTTCTTATATATTCTTGATTGATAGTCACCGTGATGCCAGTTTATGATAGGAAGATCTCCGTAATCAAGTAATTTGGAAATATTCCATCCCCATGTTCTAGCGTCTTGTTCTGTTGCTCCTCTTACAATATTAACTCTTGGAACACGATACAATTCAACCATTGGATTTGCCTCAAGCAATTCTTTCATGTTGTAAAGAAGAGTTGAATGCGGATATTCGTCGGCGTCTATTTGAACGATGTAATCACCAACACATCTTTTGCTGCCATAATTTTTGTGTTCAGCAAAATTTTTGTTCAATGCATGTTGTACAACAGTAAACCCATATGACCTTGCTTTGTTTAATATCTTTATTGTTTCATCGTTCGTTGAAAAGTCGTCAAGTATGACAACTTCATCATTTGGTGCATCAGAATCAATATGCTTCTTGAGCTTCTCAATCAATTCAAGAAGCTCAAGTGTCTCGTTATGACAAGTTACAAGATAACTGATTTTCATTAGGAAACTGGCGTTGGTGCTGAAACTTTTTTGAACTTTGGAAGAGTAATGGCCACCTTCTTTTCAAATGAAGGAAGATTCTTATCCAAAATGTCAATCAGTACCTTATTTCCATTTTCCAATGTAAACTTTTCAGCGTTTTGAACACGTAGCTTTTCAGCATTTGGAACATATTTGATGTAATTTTCAAACATATCTTCCAATTTTTGTGCAGCGACACTGTAGTTAACGTTGAACCATTTTGCTTCCTTAATCAGCCAATCGTTACATGCACTTGGTGGAACGTGGTCAATATTGCCCGGCAATAAATTAGAAAGCTCGGACGGCAAAAAGTCAACATGCCCACTCCATCCAGATGTTAGCAATGGCTTGCCACTAAGTGTAGCCTCCAATAAAGGTCTGCCAAATCCTTCGCCGTGAGTGAAGCTTACATGTGCTTTTACTTTTGGATGATTATACAATCTGTTTAATTCGATTGGATCAAGTTCTCCATGAATCAAATAGATGTTTGGAAGATCGCCCATCATATTTTGACGTATGTCATGTATCTTCTTCAAGATTTCCGTTCTGTCCATCTTGGAGAATGTAGCTCCACTGCTCTTCAATATAAGTGCGGGCTTGTTCTTCTTGTTCTTGAACACTTCACTGAATACTTTTACAAGCATTCCAATGTCTTTTCTATCGGCACCAATATCTCCTTGTAGCCAATGCCCAACCATCAGAAAACAGAAATCTTCTTTCACAGCATTTAATGCGGAGTCAATTCCTTCAGAAGGTTCTGATGTTTTCTTGTAAATATTTGTATCCACTCCTTCAAATGCAACTTCAATGGGTCTATTCAAAGAAATTTTTTCAATCGCACCATTATCTAATTTCTTTTCATAAGCAGCTTTTACAAATACATCTTTTGAAAAGTAAGAAGGAACAATGTTGAGATTCATTCTGTTCAATCCCTCAATCCATTCCGGTTTCGGAACCGTGCTTTCGATACCAGCAGTTATACCAACATTATATTTTCCAATTGGTCTGAACTCGTTTGGAATCGAAACTTGTACAAACAAATCAGGTTGCTCAGTAAGTTTGCTGACTATTTTGCTTTTTACTTCCTTGACCATTGGACGATTTTCATCTTCCAACATAGTATTTGGACAAACTCCCCATCGCATAGGAACAATCTTTACATCGAACTTGCCCCAATTGATCAATGCAGTGGCAATTTGGAAAGTGTGGTCGCCGTATCCACTGCGAGATGCAACTGGTCCCTGCAATACACAGACTGGTTTAATTTCGTTACTCATTTATATAACCTTTTTTATTTTATGGATTTGTTCCGGTAGTGTTTTGATCATCCTGCTCTGCAAATACTGCAAAGATTTCGCTTACAACATCACCAATTTCGTCCTTGTATTCTTGCGCTTTAGCTTTTTTTTCTTTCGCAATTTCAAGGCGCTTCTCGGTTGCTTCATACACACGACCTTTTGCGGCATCGTCACTAATGGCTTTTTGTTTTTGCTTTTCGTATGTATCTTCAATTTCATTTTTCAACTCTCTATCTTCTTCGGCATATGTTTTCATTTCTGCCTTCTTGTCCTTTTCAAGTTCAAATAGACGCTTGGTTAGGTTATAAATCTTATCTTTTGCCTGATCTGTTGTTAATGGTTTAGCCATATGTTTATATTAGTTAAATTTGTTCTTTGCTTCTTGTCTATCAATTTTTGGTAGAATGAATCCCAACTTTTTATTTGGCATATTATGCCCAACAAATTCATCATGGCGATGAATATTGAATTTTTCTCTACCCTTCCAATTTCGGAGCATACTATCGATACCGTCTGCCATGTTTTCACACATTTTTTCAGCACTCAAACCATTTGGTCCAATTAGCCACTCGCGACCTTTAAGTCCTCTTGCCTTGCGTGCTTCTCTACCAACTTCATACCAATGCATCATAGCTACAGCGGCGTCTTCCCAACGAGCATAATCAGCGAGAATATATGGCGTGGGAATACTACCTTGAACCATTCTTGCTCCCGGAAATATGGGAGTTGCCCAAGTGCCATGATTTTTGTATCTACCATCTGCATTTGTACCCCAATCAAGATTGAATTCAACAGGCTTTCCATTCTCATCTGTAAACCCACACTGATCCTGCAATCCTCCAGTTACTGTAACGATGATTGGAGTCCCAGCCGAAATGCTTTCAGCAGTTCCTAAACCAAATCCTTCATTGTCTGAAAGATTGATTGTAACATCGGCAATGTTATAATACTGGTTCAGTCTTTCTGGCATGATCTTATCTGTACTAAAGATCACATCATAATCTGGACAAAATGCCGTTTTGCATGCTGGTAAATCTGTTCCCGCTTCGTCTGCTGTATTTGTATGCATGAAGAGAACACACTTCTTTGCTTCTTCTGGAGAAAGACTATCGCAGAAATTTCTGTACGCCAGCATTATTGTTGATGTTTGCTTACGACGAATGTTTCTATTGTTATAGAACAATACAAAGTTATAATCTTTTTTGAACAACTGCTTTCTCAATACACCAAGTTCCTTCAACTCTTGATCGGTTGTGAGTGGACGAAATGTTTTTGGATTAATTCCGTGAGGAACATATGTTACTGTAGTAGGATTGTTTAGTGCAGTCCCGAGTACACCCTCAATAATATTTTTCGTTTGCTTGCTGATGCATCCAATCCAATCACAGCTTTCATAGAAAGCCCGATTGTACATTGGATATGGCAAGTCGTCCCAGATGCTGTAAAATCCAATCGGCATACGTTGGCGAAGTTCACGTTCCATTTGATACAACCATGTCCAAAATCTTGGATCAGTAAAATGAATTAAACCATCTGGTTTTTCGAGATTAATGACCTCGTTCAGAATTTCAGGATTGCCATAACCGTCCACTGGATATAAACGCACATATGCATCATTGATGCCAGCCATTTGATTGACTGCACTATCAAGATTCATTATCTTTCCCTTTTCGGGATGTTGAATACTACCAGCCAACTGAACCCAGTTGTATTTACCAGCTAGACCTGTTACAAACTCTCTTGCCATTGTGGCAATACCAGAATGCATTCTTAGGTCATCGCATAGGAGTATAATTTTCTTTCTGTCCTTTTGAGGAATATAACCATTTACCATATATAACCTTGTATTATGATTTAAATCTTATGTTTGTCAATGATTTAAAATGCCGAACCGCTAACTTGTAGAGCGTTGGTAGAATCAATCTTTGCTTTGAATTCTGGGTCATTTGTATACAAATAGACGCAACGATTTACTAGTTTTTGCAGTGTCATGCCGCTGCTTACTCCAGCCTCTTTAAACGACGTATATTTGTCTTTGAAGATATGAATGCTGGTGAAGCTTGTTTCGTGATTTGATTTTAGTTTCATATATATACCTTTCTTCTATATACATATATATGAACAACAGATTTTGTGATGTATAAAAACTATTTATGTTTTTTATATCAACCCTCTTTACCGTTGCAGTATAACTCACCTTTATCGTTTTTAAGAGTTTTAAAAACACAGTATTTACAATTTTTGCGAGCTTTACCGGGGTTTTTAGGAAATGGCACAGAAGTATTATATTCACCCTCTTTGGTGAATCCACTATTTATAAAATCTAGGAAAGTAGTTTCAACTTCCTTCATACTCATCTTTCCATCTGGAGGAGATATTCTTTGAATTCGCTGTTGTGGAAATTCAACATTTTCTAAAAGTTTTCTCTTGACAACAAAGAATTCAACTTCTATGTCAGACATTGGAACCTTGAACATCTGATTATAAAAACGCTTATACAAAAGTAATTGATCGATCTTTGTTCTATCTGCTTTCTGATATTTGTTCCAACCATTAGTACTGGTTTTAAAATCAAGAATCAAAATCTTCTTTGTATCTTTGTCTCTAAATACAATATCAAGAAATCCTTTATAAAGTATAGTTCCATTTCGCAACGGAATTTCCAAAGGAAGCTCAATACCTACCAATTCATATTTCTTACTTGGAAAATGTTTACTACGCTGTGCATAACTCAAAACGTGATCAAGAATAACTTTACCATCTTGCTCAAACTCAGATACAGTGGATGGTGTAATTAATCCAAGAGAGTCAAACTCGCCTTCAGCAAGCTTCAACTGCTCTTCATTTGCAATCTTGAGTTCTTTTAGTCCTTCCTCATACTCCTTCTTGAATAATGCAAATGTATCCAATGCATCTGCTTCTGATGTTCCTACAGTATATAATAACCTAAGATACTCTTGAAGGGCTGCGTGTATACCTGTACCAAACACAGTATGTATGCTTGCTTCGTATGGTGCTAATTTGTCTATATATGATAGCTTCCATTGTTGTGGGCATTTCAACCACATAGCATATTGGCTAAAACTTACCGTTTTTGGTTTCTTTTGTTCTTCTGTTTGAAGAACTTCAGTTGGATTGGTTGAAATTTGGTCGGTTGACATAATTGAAATACTATATGGGGAAAATGAGATGTGTCAATTCATTTGAGTTTATATTTATGTAGAACAACGCATTTTACACTATGGAACTATATACACATGTTCTACAAAAAACTGGGGTCTTGAAGACTTTTACGGTGGCAAAAATTGTGAAGAAAAAAGACATCGAGGATCTCAAAAAGCTCATCAAGGAAATTGCGTCAGATGAAAATGAATACAAGACTTTATTGGAAGAAGAGCTTTCTAAAATATCAAACATGCACGATAAAGCTAATCCAATTCCGGGAATCATCTACAAAACAGAAGATTCAGATAAGCGGCAAACGATTTTGGCATTGACGAAAAAAATTTCAAAAGCTTTGAAGAAAAATAATTTCAGCAAAAAAGAATTGGCATTTTTAATTTCAGCCATAATCACAGAACTAGAACTTACTCAAGAAGATTTTGTAAATCTAAAAAATGAACTTGAAGAAGAGACAAAAGATGATTATGATAATAATGACGATAGCGACGAGGAATATGAAGACTAGATCAGTTTAAATTTTTCAATAAACTCATCAACATATTCATTTAGTGTAGGATTCATTAAAAGCTCCACTTCATTCATCTTACCTTCGTCTGGCCACTCAACAATGTGATCAGCTGCGCGTTTAATCCTTGGATCATTTTCAGCTTCATGGTCGTTTGCTGGTTGTACAAATTTCTTTTCAATAAGACGGCAACCGTCTTGGGTCTCATCAACGGTTTTGTATTTGCTGATATGACACAAAATGCCATTCACTTCGTTCTTCAGAAAATAAAGCTCATCTTTCTCATAAGCATCATAGCGCACATCAGTGATAATGTAATAGTCATAATTGGATTCTTCAATAGTTTTCTTTGCAAGGTCAATCCAATATCTTCCATTAGTCAATTTTCTTTGTGCATCTCCATACCAAACAAGCATAGGTCTAATAAGAGTTTTTTGCTCAGTTACTGGTGTAAACGCGGTGATACCAAGATTCTTTACAAGAAAATCATCCACTTGATATTTTAGAGGTTCGGCCAAAGCAACTCGTCTCACTGATTTACCAGCTTGTTGTAGTTTAGAAGCAAGTATTCCAGCGAATGTATCTTTACCTGCTCTTGCCACGCCGCTAAGACCAATAACTTTTTTGTTCGTCATAATCTCTCAAGATACCACTTGATTTGAAATGGTCAAGCCTTTTCCATCATCTCTTCAATTTGATCTTCGGAATATCCGTATTTTCTAAGTATACTTCGTACATCATCTCTGGGAATGAGTTTCATGTATTCAACAATATTTCGCGTGCTATCTTGAAAGTGAATGCACATCAATGTAAGTAATGACTTGTTGTATTTTTCTGTAGAATTCTTTATATATGGAAAATATCCTTTTCCTTTTGGTGTAGAAGCGATACACAGTCTGTAGAATTGTTCTGGAGACAATTTATCCTGATAATACTGTAAATCATTGATTACATCAATTAGATCGGTTTGCATGCTCAGAACTCTGCATACCATATAATTCGACCAAGTCTTCTTATCTTCATCAGAAAGAGTTTCAAAATACTTAGGATTTTTTCCCACACGTATTTCATTCACATGATCAAACAATGATCTTACTTTGGGTTTTGTTTCTTTTACTTTTTTCTTCATTTTTTCCAAATGCGCTTATCATATTGAACGAAGGTTACAAGACCCAGTGCATTTTTGGCATTTGACCATTTTCCATCAATTCCTTTTTGGGTAGCCATTTTTGTGTAAGCGGCATTCTCGGTTAAGTTGGACGGGTTGGAAAGATAAAATTTTCCACCAATATCCAATTTTCCAAATTCCATCATTTTTGGACCATCATTATTCGTTTTCATTTTCATCTCCATCTTTTATTTTTCTGCGTGTGAAGGCGACTTCATCATCGGCTTTAACTTTTTTATTATCAAAATTTTTGGCAGTTCTGCTTATATGTTGTTCTACTCTGTGTATTCTAGAATTGTGTTCCACGATTTTAGTATTAAATTTGTTATGATCATTTGAATTTTTCTTCAAATTATCAAATGCAACTTTTAGTGTTTCTGTTATGGCACTTCCTGCTTCTGCCAAGGATTTCTTATGTGTAATATCTTGTTCTTTCAACATACGCAATATTTTTACCTGCTTGTGCAGCAAGTAACCACAAATTGCATACAAAGAAAAAATTAATAGATATGTGAATTCCATAAAATATGGCCCACTATACTTCGGGGCAACTTTGTTGTCAAGATGCTATTTGAAACCCTCTTACTTCGGAGACATTATCCAAGAAATGAATCCAACTTGGATGATGTGCAATGTTTATTGTTGCACTAACAGGAATACTTTTTGGAGCATAAGGTTTACGAATGAGTCTAAGTCCAGCTTGTTCTGGTGTTTTATCCGCCTTCTTACTGTTGATATCTCTGTGGCACCATACCATATTCTCAAAAGTATTTTTACCACCTTGTGAACGTGGAATAACATGATCTACATTGCCTTCTTTCCAAGAAAGTGGTTTACCAGTGTATTGGCACACTCCACCGTCACGCTTGCGAATACTTTCCTTAGTAGGGCGGGGCTGAACCATTGGCATTTTACCATAGTTTGGCTGAATTATTACTCTTGGTACACGAAGTGTCATGTTACCAGTATGAATAGCAAGGTCATATTCACGGATAGGAAGTGTTTTCCAAATATCCCAAGTTACTGGATTTGTATTGGTTGGGCTGTTCCAATCAACACTGCCGTCAGAATCTATTTCAAATTCCATATCAATCGCGACAGCAGGAGCATTTTTTCCGCCGTCGCCACCTAGCATTGCTATAAAAGCATCTTTAACTGTCTTGGTGCCAATAGCTTGCCAAGAAGCATTCAAAGATAAAACTGGTTGATTGATAACATTCATTTCCATATCCTTTATATGGTATAACTATGACTTTTAATCTATAAAAAGTCAAGACTTATTTATCCAATTACTTTGATCTGAAAATATGGGTCAAAATCAATCTCCATATCACCATCAAACAATACAATGGTTCTATTTGCTTTTTGAACTACTAGGCTCACTACAAGTATTCTTCCAGAAGCACTTGGTACTCTATCTCCAATTACCAACCGCTTTGCTGCTTTCTCGACCAATTTATATGTTGTTTTTGCCATCATGTATAAATATTGTTATATGGCATCAAAGATGTCAATCTTCTTTTGTCGCTAAATGCCAATACCCACAATGATTGCATTTGTATGGCGTCTTCTCGGATCTATACTCCATAAATATTCTTTTAGCATCACGTAGCGCATCCGTGCGAGTTTCATATCCCATCTTACTCTCGCACGAACGCCTATGATGATCATTTGAGGACTTGGTATAGCAGTTTCTTGTAGTCATCGGCACCAATGTACTTCGCGTCAAGCATCTTGAATACAATAGCTGCTCTGCCTGTGCTGCCATACGCTTGTAATATTTCTGCTGCTGCTTGCTTACGAGGAATATTGATACGACGGAACGAAAAAAGAACCAAAGCATCCATTATCTTTTTCACTTCCTTCATAGCATCACAGATACGAGATGCGTGACCTTGCGCCATTGTTGCGATTTCGTAATCAAACTTTTCAGTAAGATACTTGAAGAAATCAGGATATCCAGTTGCTTCAGGCGAAATTTTATGACGCTCCATGAACCAATCAATATACACATCAATAACTTTGTCTATGCTAGAAATTTCACTCTTTGCTCTATGAAGATACAAATAGTGTGCGCTCTTTACTTTACGAATGCACTGCTCTTCCTTGTAATATACACAAAGACCTTCTTGATCACGTAATGCTTCCACGCTAGTCTTCATCTCCTCAATAGAGTCATATGAATAAAGCTTTGGACGACGAAGCTGAAGCTGTGATGCAACAGTGCTTAGTCCATCTTGTGACATCATAGAATAATCGTTGTGAAATATCACGCCGATTAAAACCATATCTGGGTCGTTTCCGTAGTCCAATACAATACGGTTAGATGGTGATAACCATTCAAAGATGTAAGAAACAGAAGTGTTTTCTTGTGCTTCTATAAATTCAAAAAACTTATCATACTTTTCACGCAAAAATGTAAGCTCGTCGGCGTTTGCTTGCTGATATGCATCTACAGTTCCACGTGTACGCATAACTGTAATACCCTTGTAGCGAGAGATAATTAGAGTAGATCCGTCCAGTTTTTCTAAAAGCTTTGCGCCTTCTAAAGTTTCTGGTGCAGGATCGATATCAGGCTTTTCATCCCAATTGAAAAACTTCTTGAAAGAAAGAGATACGGGATTGCCTTCTTTATCCCAAACAGAGGAACGAAATATAAGATTACCCCTGTTCCAAGTCGCTCCAATGTGGATAGGTTGAACAAGTGTTACTTCGTGTTCTCCTATTTTATGTTGATGAACCATAAATGATTCTTTGTCAATGGACTCTAAATCAATTTTCATAAGAAATATAACTATGGATGATGAAGTCCAAAATGTCAACCAATAAAAAACCCACGGGGTTTATGCCGTGGGTTTGACTTTATAACCTTTTCAACTTTTTACGCTGCTAGGAGCTTGCGCAAGATAGCAATAGCGCGACCGTTCAACTGAACCTTATTCATCTTCTTGGTAACGGGATTAACTCCAGTTACGTTTAGATGCATTCTTTCATCCTTCACACCCTCGATAGGGCGAGTGAACGAAATAGAATACTTTTCGTTGCGGACGTAGGTATTGATCTTGCGACCATTCTTTGTCTTATTGTGCTTTGTCATATGTTTTTTTAGTTTATTTTTGTTTATTGGAACAAAATACATTATGTGGATTAACCAGCAATTGTCAATAACTTTTCGCGAGAAATCTTATTAATCGCGATTTCTTTCATCTTGAACTCAAAGTCAAGATGAAGTTCACCATTGTAGTTCTTATAGATGGCAGGAAGCATTGTAGGAAAATCCGCGTGAGCACGAGGATTATTGCCGACAAGAGATTCGCTGAAATGGAACAGTGGAACCACATCTTTGGGCCAAGTGGATAATGCAAGCTCAAATGCATATTGCTCGCTGGTGTCATTGTGATTGCATTGGTGATGCAGGTTGTCGAAAGTAATCGGAATACCAGCACGCTTGTAAAGATATTCGTATAGATTACAAACAGTCCAGCTTTTACCCTTGTCCTCGTTCTCAAAAACTAGTCTGCTTGTTACTGGCTTTGACATACGCTTGAGAACAGTTTCAAGTCTATCAACAACTTCGCTGAACTTGCCATCGTTGTAGCAATTCATATGGATGTTAATGGGAGCTTCATATGACTGGGGCAATTCAAGCATATCCATGATCATGGCATGTTGTTCCAAGTCTCTAATAGAATTCTCTACCACTTTGGGGTTGGGGCTGGCAGGTACAACAAACTGGTCAGGATGCATACTGCAACGAATGTTGTTCTGCCTGATTGTTTGTGCGGCAGCGGAAAATTCAGCATAAATTTCATCTGCATTGTAAAAATCATCTACAGTGAAATCTAGGTCGGGGTGTGTCATCAATGGAAATACATTGCTACCAATACGATAATTCCAATTATTCTTGGCACATTCCTTTAGAATAGCGTGAATGGTCTTGATGTTGTTAAGTGAACGATCAGCAAGAACTTTCATTGCTTCTTTTTTACCCAATTTCTTGTATTGGGCATACGTCATTACATTGAACTTGATCTTTTGTTCTTGTAGCCCTACATGGATACAACATAGGGAAGGAACAATATTGGGTGGTAAAATCATGCAATCAAGTATGCACAAAATATATATTTTGTCAAACACTATCTATCATTGATATGATTTCTTTTACTTCATCTACGCTGTAATCTAAACATGACGGTGGTAAAACTTTAGAATGGCATTTAAGAAATTGTTTATGCAAAAATGGTTCCTTTAATAAAAATGGAGTGTTTTGTAACTCATTTGGATGTTCTCTTGAAATTGCACACCCAGAACAATCTTTCAAACAAGTCAATTTATTTTTGAAGTATATTCGTATCAGGTGAAAATGTATAGGATCAATCACGTTTTCAGGTCTTATTCTGGATTGCATCCATATTTGAGGTATACCATACGACAATGCAAGTTGTGTCAATCCTGAATCTGGTCCTATCATGACTTTTGGATAAGATTCAAATATTTTAATTATTTCCAGCAACCCTTCAACATTATATGGCTTAGTCAGAACGAACTTGACTGAAATATTTTGGTTGTTAATTTTTTCCAACGCCGCCTTTGTTATGAAGTATATTGCATGAGGAAGTTGTTTTGCAAACTCCAATATAACACCATCTGGTAATTTTCTCCATTCTTCATCAGATCCTTGATATATGATGACCGTGTCGTTATTTGATAAATTTTTCGGCGGAGACATATCGGTTTTAAAACTTTTGTGCTCTAACTCTTCCAGTGTATAAAATTGATATCTTAGTAATGATTTTTTGGTTTCGCCTATGATAACAGTCCCATTGTTACTATAAAGTTTTTCCGATACTTGCATATCATTCAGTAACCGAGGATGTCTTTTGATATATTGAAGTTCTGGGTGATTGTTCATGAATATGGAAAATTTATCCAAGTCGTATACCATGTAGCTTTCATTTTTATCTGAGAAAATTTCTTTTATTCTATCCACTGACGCCTTTTCCAAACAAGCATCATTTCTATCAGAATATCTACATCCCTTGATGTATTCTTTGAAAAGGTTATATCTTTTTACTACTGGAAATAGATCTTCTCTACCAAGATAGTATAGTTCATATTCAGCCGCCAATTTTTTCCACAGTGGAACCATGAACAAATTATCTCCAAGTTGGCGTCTTGCTAGATATAATAGTTTCATAAAAATAAAAAGAGCCTCACATTTAATGAGGCTCTTTTTTGCGATATAAGCTTATTAGTTTATTAGAACTTTACAGAAAGACCGGCAGAAAGACTGTTTACTGTGTTTCCTGCGGTAATCAAACCATCACGTAGTTGAGAAAAATCAACATTCAATGTGGCATACTTTGTGTAATATCCCAAACCAATGCCAACGACGGCATATTGCTTTGCATTTTTGTACTGAGCAATCGTATCCGCACCAAGGTCGTTGAAACCGTATCCAACTGCTGGAACCAACTTGAGGTGTTGGAAACCAAATGGCAAGCGGAGATTTGCCTCGGTGTTGTTGGTGCGATTCTTTAGATCGTTGCGATAGCGTGCATCCCACGTAGCGCGTGTACCAAAGAATGTACCATTCAATAGAGCAAATGGCTCAGTGTTGCTGGAAAGATTTGATACGCTCTTGGCAAAGTTCTTGTATGTACCGCCCAATGTTAGATTGGCCAACGGCGATGTGAACTTGTAGCCGAGCGACAGATCAGTGCGCTTGAACAAGCCAGCACTTGCAGTATACTTTCCAGTTGTGGTGTCCTTCAATGTGTTGAAGGTATTTACACCTGCAACAAAATTGTAGACTTCCAGTGTAGCTCCTGCAACAGCAACATCTTCGAACGCAACCAAGCCCTTGTCAAAGTACTTGGTGTGATATGTTGCATTTGCACTTAGTGCTACTGGTGCAGCATTTACTGCTACTGCTGCAATAAGTGCTGTGATTAATACTAGGATTTTATTCTTCATATATTTTTGTATATTATTGTTTTAATACTTCACGTTTCGTAAAGTATGAATAACTATACATTTGAAAATCATTTCGTCAAGAAATTTTTTTCTTATATATCTGTAAATATGGTGGACGCGGCGGGAGTTGAACCCGCGTGCTGTATAATATAACCACAAACATATACATGCTTATCTCTTATAATCCGACTGAATTTGGTAGAGCACCATTCAGAAGTTGAGAGTTCTGTATTGACTCGTCATTATTACCGACTCTCTGCCTTATAATGACCAGCAGATGTTTGACGTTGTTGACTTGTTATCTGCGTCACAAGGACAACGGGCAGCACTAATTAGGCTGCGGCTAGCATCTCAACATCGGCATTCTTGCGAACGCTTAGGAAAGATACCTTTGCAAGATTTCTCTTAGCATTTATTTTTTCCAATGGGTATTATACAGAGACTTTGGACTCTGTGCATGCGGCCTGTACCTATACTATATAGTAGAATCCAAGAACGCGCCCGAAAATAAAACATGCAGGGACCGATGTTAGGGCATTCGGTACCGGAACCACATTTGGGTGACTCGACCTATCTTCTTGACTTCGGCAATTTTATACAAGCATATAGCGTTGATGCCTACTAGGATTGTCGCTGAAGAATGACCAAACTTTTTCCAAAGTCTGGCCTTTTAACTACCCTGCATGTTTCAAAAATTATTATTCAAAGAACAGTAACAATAATTATCGAACATCGCGTTCAAGTCAATCAAAAATATTTTAAAGAATTTATCAGCAATATATTTTTTGATTGATTTCTAATATACTTACATTATTATTCACAGATGGAATCAGATAAAACAGGTCACACTAAAGAAGACATACTTGAAGATCTTGAATATTGGAGAAAAAAACTTGCTCACTTTGAACAAACTAACAATCAGAACGGAATAAAAGTTGCAAAGTTGATAATTAACAAATATCTAGATGCATATAATGACGCAATAATATGAAACTCGCAATTGTTGGTGGCAGAGATTATAATGATTATGATGAAGTAAAAGGATATGTTTTCAAATACTTTAGGGATCTTACATATTCTCCATATGAAATTGTAAGTGGCGGAGCAAGTGGAGTCGATTCGTTGGCTAAAAGATTAGCAGAAGAATATAAACTAAAATATACAGAATTTCCTGCTGATTGGAATAAGCACGGTAAAGCCGCTGGTCCAATTCGCAACGAGCAGATCATGCAATACACAGATAAGGTAATTGCCTTTTGGGATGGACAATCAAAAGGCACAATGAGTGCGATTAATCTTGCCAGAAAACACAAAAAAGATACTATCATTATTTATGTATAACTTATTTCTAGACGACGAAAGACTGCCTCACGGAGTCACTTGGGTGAATCTACCATCTGGTCCTTGGACCGTGGTACGAAGCTATAAAGAGTTCTGTGATTATATTACAAAGCATGGACTACCACACTTTGTGACATTTGATCACGACTTGTCGGTTGAAGACCAAAACAAACATCCAATCACTGAAGTGTTCAAAGAAAAGACAGGTATGGACTGTGCCAAGTGGCTTGTGGAATATTGCATGAATAACAATCTAAGATTTCCAGAATATGAAGTGCATAGCATGAACGTAATTGGTAAGGTCAATATCAAGTCTTATATTGAAAGCTTCAAGAGCACAATCAAGTGAAGCGAATATCTCTAAACAGCAAAGACCAAAAGATTTGGTTTGTTTCCGATTTACATCTTGGTCATAACAAGCCATTTATTCTCGGTCCACGCAATTATAGCAGCATCAATGAAGCCATCGACCATCAATGGCAGATGATGAATGAACATATTGGACCAGAAGATATTGTGTTCAATCTTGGCGATGCTGTAATTGGTGCGTTTGATAACACAACCACATATGCAAAACGAGTTGTGCATATTCCATGCAAACAGCAATATTTTATTTGGGGCAATCATAATGCAGGTGTACAAGCTCTTTATGATGACTGCCGCAAACAGCTTGATCTTCTAGAGGATGATATTGAAATTTATCCTTTAAACTATCCAAGCAGTCCATTTGTTTTTCTTGGACATTACGCAGAAGTATGGATTGATGATGTTATGTGCGTATTAACTCATTATCCAATTGCTTCGTGGAATAGAATTGGAAAGGGTGCATACAACATACATGGGCATTGCCATAGAAATCTCAAAGAAGATTTATCAATCAAACGCCTTGACGTTGGTTGGGAGTGGAAAAGACGCCCCGTTGAATGGAATGAAATAGTAAGAGAATTATCTCCAAGAAAAGGATTTGCCCCAGATCATCGTAGAGAGTCCGAATAATTAGGACATTATAGTTGCATTATAGTGAATATTACCGATGGTGTTTCTGGGTGTGGAGATGCCGACGGTAGTGTTTCAATTCTGTTATTTGCATGTGTCGTTGACCACATCAATTGAAGCTTATCTCCAGAATTGTACGATCCCATAAAGTCCCACGCGGCCACAACATATGGAGAGTTGGCATTCACAGACACTTGTGTATTTGAATATGGTACAGCGGATCCATTTACTACCAACCATATGTTGATTGCGGAAGAAGCTCCACCGCCTCCTGTGTTATGTAATTGAAGAGAAAATTGAAAATCGTATGTGCCTGTTTTTGGTATAACGATTGTACTTCCACTGACCGTGCTACCATTACTACCAGAGATGTAAAATCCATCAAAATCTCCCCCAACAGTATTAACTGTAACTGGATATGCAGTATTTAATAAAGACGCCGTTTGTATATCTGTACTATACCATGTTCCCCAATAGTGCTTGACAAAAGAAGCCGTCTCTGCAAATGAAGAACTATCGGCAAATGTTGGATATTGCGGAGGTACGGCCAGTGATTGTGTAATCAACTCGTTATTTGGTCCGGGAATAATAGGTAAGCTCATATTAACAATAAATATAT